TCATCATAAAACAAGGTCTCATCGAGGTTTGTTCTATCATTTTTAACTAGATTGGTGATTCGTTTCCTTGCATACTTATCTTTCCATAGAGTAGTAAGACCCTCTGTAGAGAAGTCTTGTGAACGAACTAGTTGGTCTTCTTTAATCTCACCTCTTAGAAACTCTTTAGAGTTATCATACAAGGCAGACCAATAGATACCTCTTTGGTGGTCTGAACGAATAATGTTCTTAGGTATTTCTAGTTTAGGGAATAGAAAACTTCTGAATCTATTTCTATGGTCTCTTTTCCAAGGTTGACCATTCTCTCGTGTTGCCACATAGAGTGAGAAGAATCTATCGTTGTAGTTCTTTTCTCCATACTTCAGCATCTCGCGTTCGGTGTCTTTGGTCAATTCGTATGTCATAGAACCATTTGAGTATCCACATTTCTTCCAATGTTTAAGTCTATCGTATTGTGATAAACCACCTGTCTTGGATTTACCATACAAAGATGTAGTTGTGACACTGACTAGTTTATTACCATAGCTTTCTTCCCACTGTTTCTGTATATCATCTGATAGACATAGAAGTGCAAGTAGTTTTCCACCTGTATAGTTATACCCTAGTGGTTGTAATGGTACAATTGTAGAACCAATACATGAATGATTTAAAATACCACTGTTGGTTTTGAAATCTCTTTCCCAACCGATATGATTATCACGAGGAGTCAAGTCAATGAAATCACCTGTGATACAGATAACTCCTAGATATTTTCCTGTTGGTTTATCTCTGACAACATAGTGTAGATTTCTACCGATGTTGGAAGAGTTCTTCATTGTAGATGTAAATGTTCTGATACAATTCCAGATTTCTGACCATGAACCTGCAGAGAAGTTATCGTCTCCTTCTTTTGAGGTGTATATCAATTCTGGTTCTAGTTTTTCAAAGTCTTCATATGAATTAGGCATCCATATATTACTCTTCACTTCGTTAATAAGTTTTACATGTTTCTCATTTACGAATTGTTTCTCTGAACCGAATAAAGTTCCTATCTCATGTGTAGGATATTTACGGTGTATCTCCTGATACTTCAAGTATAAAGTGTATTCCTCTACTGTCATTTGAGATACAAAAGATAAGTCTTCTGTAATTCTATCTCTCATCATAGACCTGCCTAGTGCATCAGGTTCTACATAGTTTTCTTTATACTCTTCGTATTGTTTCTGTATTAATTTATCATCAAACATTGAAATCCTGGTATTTTTCTGCACCTCGGGTTCTATCAAATACTGGTACATCATCACTGATATTTGTATCACTATCTACTAGTTCCTCTTGTGCATCTTGTTCACAATCGTATAACTTCATACGACTTCTATCGATACCAATGACGAATCTTTTGAAGACTGTTGGGTCATTGTATCTATTCTTTAATTGTTTGACTACCATTTGGTCTAACTCTTCTAATTCTTCTGAAGATATTAGTGCAAACATCATATCTGCAGTTGCAGGTAAACCAAAAGATTCTGAAGTATCTTCAAGACCAATATCAGTTGAACCATAACCACTTCTTGTAGTTTGAGTTGCACTCATAATTGGTACATCAAACTCTACTGCAAGACCTCTAAGTTCTTCTGCAATACTCTTCACTAATGTGTATGAGTTTGCACCTGAACCTGGTCTAATTCTATGTGAGGAACAAATGTTTAGATAGTCAATGAATATCATATCAGGTTTGAAATCTTTTTTGATTTCTAGTTCTTGTAATAGATGTCTAAAATGACCGACATGTGCCGATGCAGTAGGATATTCTTTAATGATAAGTCTGCCTTTTGTTTTTGCACGAATCTTATCAATCTTTTTATCATACATTTTCTTGGATAAATCAGGTAAGTCTTTCATAGGAACATTCAATACATTTGCATCTATTCTCTCTGCAATTCTTTCTTCTGACATTTCAAGGGTAATGTATAGTATGTTCTTGTTCATCATCAAACCAGCAGATGCCATATGACACATGAATAAGGACTTACCAACACCTGTTCCTGCAAGGCAGATATTAAGTGTTTTGTTTGGAAGACCACCTTTAGTAATCTTGTTGAAGTATTCTAAGTCAAACGGAATCTTCTCTTCTTCCGTGTGATAGAATTCAAATCTTGCATCTGCATCTTCAATCTGGTCATGACCAATATGTTGGTCAAATGATACAGACAATGCATCTTTTAAAAGTTCAGGTATTTCACCAGTTGACCTTTGAGATTTCTTATCGATAACCTCAATAGAATCCATGACTGCAATATAGATTGCTCTATCTTTGCACCACTTTTCAGTCTCTTCAACGAGCCAATCCATTGGAGTTGTCTCTTTGTCAAATTGACTGATTACGGTTTTAGACATTTTCAATTCGTTCTCGTTAAGAGAAGTATTGTTATCTAAGTTTATGAGAAGTGCTTCCGTAGTAGGTGGTTTAGTATACTTTAAGAAATATTCTTGTATCTCTTTGAATACTACCTTCTCGTCACTCTCGGTGAAATACTCTGATTTTAGGAAAGGTAAAACCTTCCTAGTAAAGGGTTCATTCTGAATCAGATTCTTCAGGATTGTCTGTTCTAATCTCGCTATTGCTTCCATATTTAAACTCTGTATTAACTGCTTGTTCTAATGATTCCATAACTTCTTCAGTGAAGTATTTTTCAGGATTATTGTTAATGGTTTTACCAAATTCGGTTTTGCCATTCGGTAGTTTCACTCTTGTTGATGATTTCTCAAAGACACCATGTTTGAGTGCAAGGTCTAGTAGACCATAATACCTATCAAGACCAGTGTCGTATGATAATCTCACATCAACAACTTTGTTCTCAACAGTAAGTCTGGACTTTGCATTCTTACAGTGAATAATATTACCGATAATATCTGTTCCGTCTTTCTCTTTTCTCTTAGAGAGATAGATAATTGATGATGCAGCGTATTTAAGACCACTACCACCACCCATTTCTTTTTGTGGGAACATAGAACCAATTACATCGTAAGTATGGTTAGTGACAATCATAGGAACTTTTGCTCTACCGAGTTTTAAAGTTAACACTCTGAATGCACCTTTTACAATTTGGGCACGAGTCATATCTTTAGTCTCTTTGCCCTCTGCGGTATCTTCGATTTCTTTAGTAGTTGATAACATACCAAGTGAATCTAATACAAACATCATAGGTGGTCGTTCTGACTCATCTGTTTCTAAATATTTGTCTAAGATACTTATTGATTGAGTTCTGAACTGTTGAACAGTCACAACTGGTACAATAACGATTCTCTTTGAATCTATACCTCTTTCTTCAATCATTTCTTTTGTGATTGCAGATTCAGATTCAAAGTAGATTACTGCAGCGTCTGGATTATCTGAAAGGAATTGTTTAACCATTCCTAGTGCAAAGAAAGTTTTTCCTGTTGCTGATTCGCCTGCAATTGCAGTAATTTTGTTTTTGGGAAGTCCACCATGTAGTGAACCGGAAAGGAGTGCATTGAATATATAACTGCCTGTATCTACAAACGAGTCTACATCTCCTGCTTGAACTCCGTCAGCAACAATACCTGCGTACTCATTGCCTGTTGATTTGATTAAGTCTTTCAAAAAACTCATAATTATACACCTCTCATAATGTTTTTAATCATAACTCTATTATAGAGGTATCTATGAGATTTGTAAAGGGGTTTTTAAGATTCTTTTTTGCGGTATCTGTCGGACATGTCTTTCATGGAGTCATCAACTTTGACATGTTCTTCCATCATTGCTTTGATTTGAGATATCTGAACTTCCATGTATAAGAATCCGGCATATAATCCACCGATTAGAAACATGTAAACTAAATCTATCGCAGTGAAATCCATTAGTCGTCTAAAACAACTGTTGCATTAGCAAGTAGAACTTCTCTATTTGCCATGTGTTGTTCCTCTACTAAGTCTTTGTTTTCTCCTGTATAAGGAACTGCATGATGGTCTGTAATCATTTTCTCATTAACATTAACTCTAGTCTCTTCAGTATGAACAAATAGTTCACCTAGTATTCTTCCGAATTTACCTTTATCATGTGATATTAATGTAATTGACTCTGCTTCCTCTAATAATCCTTTAAGATGTTTTTTAGATGCCTTACCGAATTTCTTTTCAACCAAGTCTCTTGTTCTGGATTCAGGAGTATCGATGCCTAACATCCTCACTCTTTGCTTTTTATAGACCATTCCGAAACCAAGGTCGATATCTACATCTACTGTATCTCCGTCCACGACCTTTGCAATAGTCACGTTGTATTCATAAGTATTTTTCATAGTTTTATTTAGGATAATTGTGTCTTCTATGTGAAGTTTTTTCTTCCCAATCTTCTATTGCTTTTTTGATGGAGTCTTCTGCAAGGACTGAGCAGTGTAATTTGATTGCAGGCAATTCAAGGATTTCTGCAATCTCTTTATCTTTAATAAGTTTTGCTTCGTCAATCGTTTTCCCTGTAAGTAAGTCAACGAACAACGAACTCGATGCAATAGCACTTCCGCATCCGTATGTTTTGAATTTGACATCTATGATTCTCTCATTATCGTCTAATTTTAATTGAAGTTTCATTACATCACCACATGCAGGTGCACCTGTCATGCCTGTTGCAACCATTGGGTCTTTTGGGTCGAATCTGCCGACTGAATGTGCTTCTGGATTGTTCAGAACATCTTCGAATCTATCGACTACTTTTTTACTATATGCCATGGTGTTATTTATCCAAAGAAACTATCAAGACTTGCAACTGGTTCTACATTCCAGTCAATAAGATTGATAATACCTTTGAGTGGTTCAATGAATGCCTTATCAAACTGTAAGTCATAATCAACATACTTCTGTATGTCAAACTCACGAGGCAGAACCGATAAGAATGAGATAACATTCTCTTTTATTGGGTTTGGTGTTGTAAGATATGTAAAGTGGAGTTTATCTCCGTTCTTTATCAACTCATATCTTTTATCTAAGTTTAGTTTCTCTAAGTGGTGATTGTAAAGTAAGGCACCTCGGACATGTATGGGTGTACCCTTTGAGTAGATGTTTGAGTTGTCATGATACTGTTTAATGTTATTACACCCTCTTGGTGAGGCAATCTCTTCTACAGGTAGATTTCTGAATTCTTTTCTTGTTGTCTCAACAAAGTCCCACAACTCTTGTTCAGTCTTTGTCATTACAATGTTCAATGCTTCAGTAAGTTTCTTTCTTACCCATTGTGGAGTTGAAGACTTTGCAGTTTCAATACCCATCATTTTTAATTTAGGTTCTCTAAGTCTTACACCCTCATTGTCATATACATTTAGAATGTATCTTTTCTTTGCAGTCCAGATACCTCTGTCTGCAATTACTTCACGACCCATTTCCATTTTCTGTTGAAATGAATTCGTGTAATCTTTAAGGTCTTCAAATCCTTCTCTCAATGCCTTCTCAATTTCAACTTCAATCTTACATAAGAAGTCAACAACTTTACTCTTATCTTTCTGTTGTTCTGGTGTAAAGATTTGATTTACTAAATCATCAAGTGTGATATAAATTGAATCAGTATCCATTGCAACGATATAATCTTTGTCTGTTTTTAGAACTTTGTTTAGATAATCATTTGCAGTTTTCTCTGACCACTTGATTACTAATTGACCTGCAGTAGTGACTGACTCTGCAAGTTGTGGGTCAAAGAATGCAAACCACTGATTAGCAAGAACACCATATGCACTGTTCAACGAAATCTTTCTGACCTGTTGATTGTTATATGCTCTCTTGATTCTGACTTCAAGTTTTTTCTTTTCAATAGGGTCATCACATACTTGTAGTTCTTTCTGATAACCAATCATCTTCTGTTTGTATTCCTTTCTCTCATCATATAATGTTTCCATGAGTTCAGGAAGAAAACCTTGTTTGTCTCTTTTGAATTTAACACCGTTTGGTGTGACTGTTAGGTTCTGTCTTTTCAATTCAGATAAGTCAATCTTCTTGTCTAACATACCTGCAATCTTGGTGTCCATAAGACCACTCTTCACCATTTTCTCTGGTGAAATATTGAACTGCATGATTAGATGAGGATAAAGAGAGTTCAAGTCAAATGACATGACCCAATTATGACCACCTACAATGGGTTCTTTAACATATGCACCTTCAATACGATGATTCTTTCCGTCTCGTCTTAATGCCTGAGGTGGTGTTTGTATACCTTGTTTCTTCAGATGATTATAGATGATTGTTTCCCAATACTTAACCATACCGAATGTATCATTGTAATTACACTTGGCAGAATATGCCATAACGATTGTTAGTTCTAAGAATCCAAGTTTCTCTTCTAGTTCTTCAACAAGAACTGCATCTTTAACATTATATGCAAGGAACTTTGAGTAGTCTTGTTTATAAAGTGTGTGTAGATTACCATACTCTGAGTAATCAATCTTACCTGTATTAAGTTCTACTTGTGAAATGTGTTCTAGTTTGTATGACTCTTGTGTTTGTGGTGTATGTTTACGATACAAGTCTAAGTAATCTACAATACTGATACCATAAAGATTGAATGTCTGTTGTTTCTGACCAAAGTTAGACATGTATTCTCTGACATCTGACATACCCCATGGTGATAATTTCTTATGTTCATCTTGACCAAAAACTTTGTCAATTCTATTACAAAGATATGTGATGTCAAATGAATCTACATTCCAACCTGTGACAATATCAAAACTTG